GTCAACGTTCTTCCCATCGGCCTACCCCGTCTCAAACGTGTCAGGCGTGGCAACCGCTGGCACCCTCGGAGTAAACGTCTCCGGCCTACCCGTCATTCACGACCGCAATTTGGCAGCCGGTGCGATCCTCGTCTCGAACACAGCGACCGCCTCATGGATCGAAGACGGTCCAGCCCTCGCCACGGCGGAGAACGTAGCCAACCTCGGCCGCGACATCGCAATCTACGGTTACGGTGTGAGCGCCGCTTACACCGCCGCCGGAATCGTTTCCCTTGAAGTTGTCTCGTAAAAAACTGACAACCCACGGAAGGTAGTGAAGGTCATATGGCACTAGTAACCGGTCAGGAACTGGCCGACAATCTGGATATCGAGTACGAGACACCCGACAGTCTCGTACTCGACTTACATGCCAACTCAGCATGTATCCTGATCGGTTACCTAGTCACGCTTGTTTCGTTCGAAGCGGAACCGGCACCCCTAAAAATAGCGGCCATGAGTATTGCAGTCGAGACATATCAGGCGGCGTACGCGGCCGGGGGCGAATCTATTAGCGTGGACTTCACCCCTAGCCCACGGATTAACTCTGCTTTAATGGCCCGGGTCATGGTCCTACTGGCACCGTACAAGCAGATGACGACGATGGTCGGCTAATGGCGCTCACTACGGAAGCCCGGGAGTTAATTGTTACGAGCTTGACAGGTCTCGGGTACAAAATCTACGACACAGTTCCCACCGTGCCGGTGACCCCGTCGGTCGTCATCGTCCCCGACTCCCCTTGGGTGCAACCGACCCGGATCGGATCAACCCTGAACTATGCGGTGCGGTGGCGGCTACTACTTAACGTCAACGTGAGGGTCAACGCGGTGGCAATCTCAACAACCGAGGACGCCTTGGACGTGCTACTGGCCGCGCTACCCGCATCGGTGAACGTCGCGAGTGTGAACGCGCCGCAACTCCTCAGCCTTGGATCGCAAGGGACCGTCATGTCAACCGAAATCGAAGTACAAATACAAATGAAAGAAGGATAACTAATGCCCGCAATCGGAGTAACTGGAGCCGTGTTCACCGTGTCAATCGGTGGGACACAATACGAGGACCAGGTCACGTCAGGAACAATTAACACGACACCGACAATTGTCCGTACTAAAACCCTTTCCGGGGTTGCGTTCGATCAAACCGACCTCAACTCGACCATGAGTCTCGACTTTCTATTCGATGAAGTAACCGGGATGTATGGCGCACTCCAAACCGCTATCGCTGGTGCCGCATCCGTCGCGGTCGTGGTCGAATCCGCGTCGGGAACGTGGACCGGGGCCGCGATGTTCATCGAATCCGCCGACCTCACCTACCCGGCCGATGGTGTCGTAACCGTATCGACATCATTCACCGGTTCGGTTACATTCGCCGCAACGGCATAAGGCTAAGGGGAACCCATTGTATCCAAGACTGAAAATCGAGTCCGATAATCACGAAACAAAAGAAGTCGAAACCCTGCCCGTAGACTTCATGATGTATGAAGAACTAGCCGGGAACCGTCCCACAAGCGAGCAGGCGATGAGACTCACAATCGCCTACTTCTATCTCGAGGACAAAGAACCAGGCGACCTGAAAACCGTGAAATCGTGGGCCCGGAAAAACCGGGTAAAAGTCGATATTCTTAAGGACGATGTAGAACCTTTTTAGAGGGTAGTCACGGCAGACTACTCATACGGTTAGCGGTTCGCACTGGCTGGACGATAGAAGACGTTAGGAAACTGACAGGCCGCGAGGTCGTCACGATTATGGAGGAGTTAGCGTAATGGCTAAGCAATTCGATGCCTACATCGAAGGTCTAAACCCGCTACTGCGCGACCTCCGCAAACTTGGAAAAGAAGCCGCGAAAGAGTTACGGCAAGCCTCACGGACAATAGCGGATAGGCACATGGTGCCAGCGTTCCAAAACGCGGCCCTGAACGTCGGTGGGGAATGGGGCGACATTCTGGCATCTGACATTAGATCCGGGCTCGACCGGCTCCCCAAAGTCTCCATCGGTAAGCAAAAGAAAGTAACGTCCGGTGGCGCATCCTCCAACATGCTTAGATACCCAACCGACACGGGCAACGCCCGCAACTCATACGCACCATTTGAGAAAACCAACTGGATAGCAAAAGCACGCAGTTACCAAAAACCCGCCTTACAAGAATGGGGCCAAGCCGTCGATCGTGTCGTCCGTAAATGGCCGGTGATGTAATGGCAGTCGGAAAAACATTAACAGTTTACTTAGCGGCGGATCTAAAAAAATTTAACGCCGGAATGACGCAAGCCCAAGGCGGCCTAAAAGGTTTAGCGGGATCCCTGAAAAACATGCTCGGCCCTGCCCTTATCGGTGCAGGTCTCGCCGCCGGTGCGCTCGCCGTGAAACTAGCATCCGACGGAGTGAAAGCAGCCCTCGAAGATGAAGAAGCCGTCCGTAGACTTTCCACCACTCTGGACAACCTTGGCCTAGCGCACGACCAGCCAGAAATAGAAAAGTTTATTTACGGTCTGGAACGATCCCTCGGCGTGGCAGATACCGAACTACGACCCGCCTACGACCGCCTGGTCAGGGCACTCGGTGACACGGGTAAAGCACAAGACGCCTTAAGCCTTGCCCTAGACGTGTCTGCCGGATCAGGTAAAAGCCTCGAAGCCGTAACTGATGCGATGGGTAAAGCGTACGAAGGAAACATAGCGGGCCTATCCCGGCTCGGTGCCGGTATCGACGCCGCAACAATCAAAACCGGCGACATGCAAGTCATTACACAAGTATTGTCGGACACTTTTAGCGGTCAGGCCACGGCATCCGCCGACACGCTACAGGGCCGGATGAGAGTATTAAAAACAGCGACAGACAACCTAGCGGAAGCGTTCGGCAAAGGCTTACTCACCGGGCTAACTGACGCCACTGAGGGCACTGACGACATGGTTAAATCCATGGAAGAACTTGAACCAGCATTAGAGAGCGTCGGTGCAGCATTAGCGGTTGGTGGAACCGCCGCCGCCGGATTCGCGGGCAAAGCAGTAGGCGCCGCCACGAGTATTACAGGATTCATCAGAGGACTGCAAAACTCACAAAACCCAATGATCAGAACACTAGCCCTATTTAACCCTCTAGGGGCCGCGTCATTCGTCCTCGGTGACGGTTTAGACGCCGCCGCTAAATCTACCGACGATCTAACGAACGCCCAAAAGGTATCGGCTCAAGGTATCCCCTACTACCTAGGTGGGTTTAGGGATATTATCGCTGCTGCTAATGGAGTAACGGGCGCCTTAACGCTTCTACAGACTCAAACCAAAATGGGGCGAGATGTGGCACTGGCACAAAACAAAGACTACAAAGACCTAGCCGAACGTCAAAGAGACCTGACAGCAACCACCACCACGACCACGACAGCGACCACGAACTACGCGGGATCCGCATCGAGTGCGACCGTCGAAGTCGAGAAACTAACGAAATTCCAAAAGTACCTAGAAAAAAGCACCGACGACCTAGGCAAGTCCATAGCCTCAACTGAGAACCTTTTATCTATCCAAGTGCAATCATTCAACGACGCTAAAGACGCCGTCGCGGGTTACGCCCTGGCAATGCAAGGGAACCTACTCGCCGGGGTAGACCTCGGCAAGGCGTACACGGATGGGAAAGAAACCGGCACATCCGTGTTGGCGGGATTCGATGCGATGGTCGCGGAAGCCGAGTGGTTCGGTAACGTCCTGGAGGCGCTGCAAAGCTCGCAGGTAGACCAAACTTTAATCGACTATATGGCCGGTCTAGGCCCTGAAGTTGGCGGGGCACTCGGGCAAGACATGCTCAACGATAAAGGGTTACTCGGCTCAATAAATGAGAAGTGGGTCAATGTTCAAGATCGCACCCGCGAATTGGCCCTCGGTTTAGTGCCTGAATTTATGACTGCCGGGGTCGAATCTGCCGCCGCGATGGTTGTCAGCCTGGCTAAACAACTGGATTATGAACGCGACACACTCAAAAAGTTGGGTAAGGCAATGGCTAGACCAGTCGGGGCAGCGTTCAAAACGCAACTAGCGAGTGACGTGGCCGCCGCCGTTCGCAACGTCGAAGCGGCAGCCACAGCGGCACGGGCCGAAAAAGTAGCCGACGCAACAGCCGCCCAACAACTAATAACCGATCAACAGGTCGCTCGCGCTATTGCCAACGTGATCCGCAACTCCGATGCCCGTAGTGGCGCGGTCGTAACCCCGGTGCTTACATGACACTAGAGATCACTCTGGCCGGGTCGGTGATCGACCTGGACTTATTCGAGTTTAACGTCACGGTAGCCCACGGTCGCTCAGATGTGACCTCAAGCCCAACGGCCTCGAATACCCAAATAGTGCTACGGGGTGACACTGGCCCGCTACTCGAACTCGCCGACACGGTGGCAATATCCTTCGATGGTGTCGATAGGTTCACCGGCGCGATTAGTGACCTGAACGTGTCATTCATTAGTACCGGCACCCCGACGGCGATCACGACGATTACCGCGATGGGTAACCTAGCCAAACTCGGCTACACCGATGTCGGTGCCTCGGGCTACATTGAGCAAAGCGCACGGCAACGGGTCACCGGAATACTGGACGACACTGGACTTGACTACCTGAACGCGGGCGACCCGGACATCACTCTTTACGCGATCCTAGAAGCCGACGCGCAACCCACCACCGCCCTCGACGCTTTAGCCCGTATCGCTCAAGGGACCGGGGCCACGTATTACGACGACCCGACAGGCCGAATCATATTCGAGGATTACGGTAACCGGGGCTCGACAACATTCCCCGGGATATGGGCCAACCAGGTCGGCACCTGGTCAGAAGCCGAAGGCACATGGGCAGACGCCCCGCTATTCCCAACGAGCTTTAACCTTGAAGCGCCCGGGGTAATCTTTGCCCCGACATGGGCCAAGACTCTGACGCCTCTCATTAACGACGTGACTGTGACATATGGCCCGGATCTGTCCGTGACCCAAACGGATAGCGCGTCGATCACTCAATACGGGCGCCGTGAGTACCGGCTCGACACGGACATTAAAACCCTCAGCGACGCTACAACACGGGCCGCGGGGATCATGACCGCGCAAGCGAACGGGCTGTGGAACCTTGGCCAAATATCGGTGCTCGTAGATCAACTGGACGAAACCGACACGACCTCACTACTCGAGCTCGTATCCGGTGACCTAGTAACCGTCAGAGGATTACCGGCCTCGGGCCCTTACCCGGACTTTAACGGCATCGTCGAGGGCTGGACGGACTCCTACAACAACGGGCAGCACATCATGACACTGTCAATCAGTGACCCTAGATTCTCTTTGCAGGTCCTACAATGGGGTCAGGTTGCACCGGCCTTTACGTGGTCAGAAGTCGGGGCGGGCGCTCAATGGTTTGAAATAGTTACCCAATCCGATCTAGTGAGGTTATAACATGGCAGTCACCCCGGCAGGAACCCCCTATGTGGAATCATCGGACAACGTAGCCGACTACCCGGGCGTCAGTTTGGCCCTCGCCAACCATATTGACGGTTTAGACGGCGGGAAAGTGTTGCAGGTTGTGTCCGTCACTAAGGTGGACACGTTCATTACAAGCAGTTTATCCTATGTTGACATTACGGGTCTAACCGCGACCATCACACCTAGTTCCACGTCAAGCAAAATCCTTGTTCTCACCAAGGTATCCGTGAATACGGCCAGTGCGGATATTGTATCCATTCAAATATTAAGGGGCGCAACGGCTGTCGGTGGGGGCACAGCGGTGGGGATCCGCGGATCTGCCACATCATCCTTTTTAGCCGCCGCTAATGGTACGGGTGGCGCGGACGGCAACTATTTAGACTCGCCAGCCAGCACTTCAGCCCAAACCTACAAAATACAATGCCTAACCAGCGGGTCAAACACACGAATTAACACAAGTTACAATGATTCCAACTCAAGTTACGTTACACGAACGTCTAGCACGATTACCCTCATGGAGATAAGCGCATGATAGATATTGCTTTCACTCTCGCACATTCGCACCCTGACGCGGAATGGACTTTGGACGGTGACGACTACGCCGGTCTGACATGGCTATCTGACACGCCTAAACCAACAGAGCAACAGATCACAGACGCCTACCCGTTGGCCGTCAAAGCCGTAGCCGATAAGGAAAAAGCCCGACTCAAAGCGTTAGCCGACGCCAGGGCGTTCGCCCTATCCCTCGGGTTCACCGAGGCCATGCTCGCAGTCATGTACCCACAATTGGAAGGCGCCTAATGTCCGAAATAGATCAAGAATTACACGTGGACACGGTCGAAGCAGAGCCGGTTAAGAAGAAGCCAACTTCATCGAAGCATCCCAAGTTGGCTACCGAAACCGAACGCGCTAGGGCTATCGTCCGAGCCAAACTCAAAGGGTAGACCCATGGACTTTACGGACGTCGTCGGCCTCATAGCCACATCATTAGCAGCCCTCGCAATCATGGGAACTGGCCTCGTGTGGCTCATACGCAACGTCGTCCGTGACGAGATCAAGAAAGCGACCCTCACAATACAGCCCGGGTTCCGTAATGGTGGGGAATCATTGGCCGACGTTGCCGCGAAAGTCGACCGGATCTCCGAGAAGTTAGGACTCTGATATGAAGCA